TTTGTCATATACTTAAGTATACCAGAGTCTTTAAAAAAAGAACATAAAGAATTTAAAGGTAAGAGTAGTGGACCTGGAGGGATTAGTTTCTTGTATGGTGAAGGAGATAGACAGGCGATCACGTATCAAGCTGCATTTCCCGAGGAGAGAGATATGTTTATCTTTCCCGCTTGGTGTAAACATTATGTAGCACCATTCACGAGCAACGGAACACGGATCTCGGTTTCCGGTAATGTGGCTGAGAAGGTACCATTGAATGCAATAAAGAAAGTCAATGAATAATTTATTTATTTTTATATTTAGTTTTTTTGGATTAATAACAGTGTTGTCATTGTATATGTTGGTGGTAGTATCATGAAATGCTGGCACTGTGACACTGAATTAATATGGGGTGGTGACCATGATACAGAAGAAGATGATACATATTCTATGGTAACAAATTTAAGTTGTCCAGAGTGTCATTGTTTTGTTGAGGTATATTATCCCAACGAAAAAACACAAAAAGAATATAAGGATAAAAATGAGTAAAGAAAAAGGTCGTAAGTGGGATGGTAAATCTAGAGTGTCTAATGATAATTATAGAAAACGATGGAATGAAATATTTAAGAAAAAAGATCCTGATGAACCGGATCCAAATTGGATTAAAGGATATAATAAATGGAAAAAAGATGTTAAGTGAATTAATTATGTCAGTAGGTATTACAATTGTAATTTATATTTTAGTAATAGGAATGTTAATAATGTGGGATAAAGAAAAATGATGGATGAAAAAGACATACAAGAATATCATAATATTGGTAAAGATGCTAAAGGTATGAAAAAAGCCAATAAATACAACTATTTAGAAGGAAAACAAATAACAGATGAAAAATCTGGTAACCGAGTTTATGACTTCAATGGATCTAGACTTCCGAGTGTAACTACGATATTAGGCAAAACAAAAAATCAACAATTTTTAAAAGACTGGAAGGCTAAAGTTGGAGAAGAACGAGCAGAGCAAATTAAAAATCATAGTAGTAGGAGGGGAACATCCATGCACAAATTCCTCGAATCTCATATTACAGGAGTTGGCTACGATGATCTTACAGAGATCGGACAGGAGGCGAAGCCCATGGCCCAAAAAGTTATTGAGATGGGTCTTACACCAGTTGAAGAGTACTATGGCTCTGAAATTATGTTACACTATCCTGGGTTATATGCTGGGTCTACTGACTTGGTATGTAATCACAATGGTATAGACACTATTATAGATTTTAAACAATCCAATAGACCTAAGAAAGTAGAATGGATAGAAGATTATTATATGCAAATAGCAGCATATGCCATGGCTCACGACTACCTCCATAAATCAAATATAAAACAAGGTATAATAATGGTATGTACTCCTGACCTATATTTTCAAGAATTTAGATTTCAAGGTATTGAATTAAAACAATGGAAGCATAAGTTTTTAAAGAGGCTTGATATGTATCATGAATTGATTCATGATGAGAAGGAGCAAGCAAATGTTAAATTAGACGAGGATTCGTTTAATGGAGCATAAAACAGAGTTAAGAGTTAGGGATAGAGGTTATCTAACGAGGATTGGTGAATCCTTGAACAAAGCTAGTAAGATTTCTCTACTCCCTTCGGTGTCTAACACCGGTTTTCATCAATCTTACTGGCATTCACTATATGCCTCGTGGGTTTTTTTATTTTCCCACGGGGCCAATTATGGCGGAAATGAGGCAGAAATATGTCTAAAATAAAGCTGACCGCACTATATAGTAATCTCACAGATAAAAATGATTTTCAAAAAAAAATATATAGTCAAAATAATCTGTCATACTGTCACAAAGACAAAAAAGATAGAGAAATCAATACTAATTTAACCAAAAAAGTGACAAATTGTATGACATTTCATTTTTTAAAATCTGTCAATATGTCATTCTCTAGGGGGGTAAGCAATTATTTTCACATTTTAACTACTTGTCTATGCTCTCTCATCCCTATATACTATCGATATGCCTAAGAAGAGAAGAAAACAAGTCGTGACTCATACAACTCCCGAGTTGCCTTTTCCTAAAGTCCGAGTGGAGTGGATCGACATTTTGAGCGATTCGGGCTGGGCTACTGATAAAGAATTTGATAAGATGAAGTTAAGCTATCCAGTTAACGAGGGCTGGTTGTATTCTAAAGATAAGAAATCAGTAAAACTATTTGCCTCCTTCGACAAGGATGATGATGGGAATATTACTTTTGGAGATCGGACGATGATTCCGACTTCTTGTGTGAAGAAGATTCAGAAGCTTCAATGACTTTTGCTTCTTTAGGTTTTAGTAATGGAGCGTAGTCGTCTAAAATTTGTTTCATTTTTGCTTCTAGTTGTTCTTCTGTCATATCCTCTAGCTTACCTGTTTTTATTATTTTTCTCTCTATGTATAATCCTGCTGCCTTTCCACGTGATACTTCAGCATTTACAGCAGAAGAGAAACTATTTTTCTTCAAAGCCGCCTGCTTAATTCTATCTAACTCTGCTAAGTGTCCATCATAAGTTACTTGATGTTTAGCTAATCTTTCTTCTTTAAGCTGACCAATGTAGGCTACAACTAATGGAGACTGTCGTGGACTCATCAATTCAGATCCTTCCACTCTTGCTCTTGTGTGACTGTAGCCTGCAAGTTTAGCCGCTTCCATTTGTGATACAGGGCCATCAGGTCCACCGAATACAATAAATTCTGCAAACCTTTTTTGCATTTCTGTTAATCTCTTTTGTTGCGACATGGTTGACAATGTTACCTTAAAATGCTACAATAGTCAAGTATGAAAGAAAATAAACAAACTTACACTCACTTAAAAGATTACACACACGACATGTCATATGAAAACGAAAGTTCTATTACTAATAAAGATAGAAAAAATTTAGATCTTACAAAACAAATAGATGAATTAAAAAAACAATTAAATGATGCAGTTATTATAGATAGTGTACATAAAAAATTAAATGGTACTCTTCAGAAAAGAGTTACTGAATTAGAAATAGATAATAAAAAACTTGCAGCTGAAGTTAGCGATCTAACAGAGAGATTATGTAAATGCGAGTAATGGATTTACAAGAATTTCTATCTAAATTTACAGAGTCTAATGCTGTAGGTAAACAAGGTAACGCAATATCTAATGCAGTTATAATGGTTGAAGTAAATGGTAGGCTTCACAAGATACGTAGAATGGAAGTTCAAGAACATTCCGAACCAATTATAGGCCACAATAGAATTCACACTGCACATAGACTTGTACTAAAAACAGAAAAGGAATCTAAGATACTAATGCCAGATAAGCTCATGAACGACTTCTAATGAGCGCACTAGTTACCTCGATTAAGACATGGGTCCAGAGGCAAAATTATACCAAAAAATCAGAAAAAATTCTAAAGGAATTTCATGGAATAGACTGGAGAATCGTAGTCTTTCCGGTACTCCTGATCTATTGGGCTATAATGATTCTGGCCACTTTTTCACAGTAGAACTCAAAGTAACAAAGGGGAAAAAATTAAAATTTTCACCGCATCAAATTGCGTTTCACGTGAAGCATCCACGCAATACTTTCATCATAGCCCAGGCCCTCGGTCCTAGGGCTTCAAAAACTTTTCCAATACCAAAGCCTTGGGTTGATGAACCAATATACATGTTCCGTGGTTCACAAATAAGGGAGCTCGCATCGCGAGGCTTGGAGCTTGAAGCTTGTGGCTTGGGGCTTGAGGATTCTATCCGCTATCTCTTGTCAATATGACAAATTGTCGCAGGTGCTTGGAGCTTGGTGTTTGTGTCAATGTGACATAATGACGCGCGACAAAATGTCGCAGCTTGGAGCTTGGAGCTTGGGGCTTTCATATTTTTCTTTTCCCCCGGAGCCCGCTGCGCGGGCCCTGGGTAACAGGTAGGATTATTCGAAATCTTTGGGGATGATAGTTTGGTTAGGATCAAACTTACGTGAGTACCGGATGATTTCTCCATCACGGTTCGTGGACCAGTGCCAGTCGGCCATGGTGCATTCTGTAAACTCGCCGTAACACTCTGCCAGGTCCAGCATTGCTGACCCGAGCTTCGTTCTTGTAAGTTTACGTAAACCTGCAAAGTCTCTTGAGCCGACAAGGCTAAAGATCTCTTCAATCGCTTTAACTGCTTTGTCTTCACGCTCATACGTGAACCCTGCATTCTTTACTTCTTCTCTTAGTCTTTTCATACAGTTCTCCTTTTTTATTTTTAAAATGATATTGTACCATGGATCCTTAAATTCTTATAAACGCGTTTTGTCGCACCCCTACATTTTGTGTCAATGTGGCATAGTGTCGCAGCGCTTGGCGCTTGGAGCTTGAGGCTTGTTGCTTGTGGCTTTTTGTCGCAGTCAATAGAACAAATTGACGCGCGACGATTTGTCGCAGGGCCCGCTTCGCGGGCCCTGGTTACAGGTAGGTTATTCAATTGATTCGCCTTTATCGTTGTACATCTTTCCTTTATCCACATCGATTAGGTAATGACCGTTATCACTGTTGTCGCCATCATTGCTATCTTTACCAAGATAGATGCTATAACTCAGCAGCTGATCATCTATGTCATAATCTTTCGTATCCTTATTGAAAGTATCATAACGCAGCTCTTCATGGTTACGCAGATGCGCAATGAACTGGACCATTAAGTTACGTGGCTCCATTCTAGTGAATGGATCTCCACCATTCTTGCCGTACTTTTCTTTTACCTTCTTAAACCATTGGAACGCGAACTTCGGAAAGTCGGTGCCGCCCCAATGATGGAAGAGCGCCGGAGATTGCTCCAGGTGCTCTTCTTTCTTTCTATTCACATACCATTCAGCTGTTTGCTGAAATGATATACTTACTCTATCACCCATATTGTTTTCTCTCTTTCTA